CCTCCCTGCCCTCGCGGGCTGTTAGTCAATCCCCTGTTGGGGCTACGCTTCGCCCGTGCCTTGCGTTTCTTCCATCCGCGCTTCCTCGCCTCCATGCTGGGCTGGTCGGCCACCGCAAAACCCTTCTTGCCGCCCTTGCGCCCCCCGGCCTGCGGGCCGGGGAGCTTCCATTCGTGATGGCAGGCGGGGCACTTCATCGCATGTTTCCGATCTGCATTGCCTTGTTGTGGCCAAGAGCGATATTGAGTTGCGTCCAAGTCAGTTCATCGCGGTAATACTCTGCCGCCCGCAACGCCATGTACCGACCCCATCCGTGATCCTTCATCAAGCGCTTAACCATCTGCGTTAACGACTCGCTCATTGTGGCCTCCTTCGCGGTGTCTGTTTTGTTCTTCATGGTGCCACTATCGCATAAGCCCTTACGTGAGTCAACAACTATTTTCAACTTTCTTTCGGAGACCCGGAAGCCCCAACCAGAGGGTCCAGGGTATGCCGCGAAGCGCGGCAACCCTGACCCTCAGCGTTGGGGCTACGCTTCGCCCGTGCCTTGCGTTTCTTCCATCCGCGCTTCCTCGCCTCCGTGCTGGGCTGGTCGGCCACCGCAAAAGCCTTGGCGACCTTGGCCGCGCCGCCCGCCCGGCCGCCCGCCTGGGAGACCGGGTTCTTGAACTCGTGAGCGCACGCGGGGCACTTCATTCCGCACTCCGTCCGAATGCGACCATCATCGTAGCCGGATTGTACATGGGGTTGTGCTCGACGTGGTGGCAGGTCACGTAGGGCAGCTCGCTGACTGACCGGATTTTGCGGTAGTAGCGACGGACCGCGTTGCGGTCCATGCGCCCGTCGCAGTCCTGACTGTCTGTCATGGCCTCGTATGCCGCCTCGATCTCGCGCACTGTTTCCACGCTCAGGCTCTCTCTGCTGTCGATCATCATGCTCATTGGTATGTCTCCCGCAGTGAGTGGGTTTATCTCTCACAAAGCTGTACCCGGATCCGCTTCATTGCCTCGCGCAAGGGTATTCCCTCGCGCTGGGCCAGGGCCTTCACGCGCCGCAACGTTACGCGGGGCTTGCGGACCCTGCGGACCTGCGGCATCTCGCTAGTCGCTATCTTGTTGAGTAGCGCCATCGCTTTTGAGTATTCGCTCATCTTCCCCCCCTGCCCTCGCGGGCTGTTAGTGTTGCCTCGTCAGTCCCGGTTCAGTCCGGGAGACGCGCCCAAGGGCGGCGCGTTTCGGCGTTAAATCGTTTCCGTCATTTCTCCACGTTTTTGCAGCTCGATCCCAACCAAACGATGGATATAATTATCCATGTTCAGCTTTTCATAGAGTTCTTTTTCCCCCGTGGCAACCGTAATATGCAGGTAATCCGTTTCCCCCTGGACGGAGGACCAGTTGCAGACTCCCAGTATAAGTTTACCGGTTTTGGTCCGGTAAATCCTGTAACTCCATCCGTGCCAGTCCCCGCTACGACCTGACCCGTCGATCAGCTTTTCCGTGGGGATAAACCGTATAGGATGGTTGTCACATAATACAACGTTTACTTCATTCAAGTTTGCTTCAAATTTAGTCATTTTATCACCTTTTGTTTGTCTTTTTTGACTCGTGTTTTGATCTTTTTGCAGGTCCTCCAGTCCTGGTTAGTGTTCCTCCCTGCCCTCGCGGGCTGTTAGTATCTTCAGCGGATCTATCCATGCCTGCCCATATATAAGCAGGAGCCATGCCACCCCGGCCCGGCGCGTTTTTTTTACTACCGGTTGTATAGGTTTTTTCGGGCATACTATATATAGTAGGTCCTTACCTGGTCGCGGCGCGTTTTTTTCTCATTTTCTAAACTCAACTCTAATAATAATAAAATTTCTTGACAAAATATATAATTTATATAGAGTAGAGATAGTGATAAAAATGAATCGGTTGGGGTGCGGAAAAAAAAACAAAATGAGATCCGAGTATTTATCCCGGGCAGTGTGTGCCCGGGCAGTCCCGACAAGGATCCCCTCGGCAGGGACAGCGCTCCACCGGTTGTTCTATCTCGTTGCTATTAAATGTCTTACACTTTCAGTATTTACGGTCCGATCCGGATGCTTATTGTCGCCTTGTGTAAGTGCCTCTAGCGCAACGAGTTGGCTCTGCAGGATAGGATACATATTAATTATTATACGTCATGCCGCAATCCTGGGCATGGGTGTGCGCTCGCGGGTCCGGGTGCGCGGATCCGGGTGCTGGTCTGCGCGCGGGTGTGCGCGCGGCCCTGCGCGCGCGCCGGCGTATGCGCGCAAGGGCGGGGGGGGGGATGCGCGCGCGCGCGGGTATGCTTTATAACCCAATCCATTGAGGTGTCATAAAATTTTTGACAAATGGCGGATAATGAAAGGAGGACAGTATGAAGGAGAAAACGCTGATGGTGCCGGAGGACGATCTTGTTACGCAGTTAGGGGTCACGCAGGAGTACCTAAAAGATTTACGAAAAAAACAGTTGACGAAGGATGAGGACTACTGTATAAAGAGGTCGAGAATATGGTATTCTTCTGACGGCGTAAAAAAATTAAAAAACCTGCTTCACCTGGGAAATGCCCTTGAACTGAAAGAGATTGGTGAGGCGGTACGATTGGGTAAAAAAATGATTGCTTCAAATCCTTGCCCTACTGGCGCCGTGGTGGCAACGGTTAAAAAGATCTATCAAAGAAACCCGCGATTCCTGGAAGCTGATATTGACGGCAAGTTTGCCGTCATACGCTGCCGGGAAAATCGGAACTTTGTCGCTGGTATGAAAATCGAGAAAGGCCTTACGCGCGTAAATGAGCGGCTATGGGATTTTGTCGGAAGGCTTCCGCGCGGACGGGGAATTTGGTAAAAACGGCTGAATGTGCTGAAAGGGTAAAAACGGCGGATAAGGAAAACGGCTGAAACGGTTAAAAGTGTAAAAGATGGAAGGCTATAAAAATGATCAGAGGCACACCGGAGCATCCGAAAATGGGGCGACTTTCGGATCTGCTCAACATTGAATTTGCATTGGCCGTTGGAATAATGGAACTTCTCTGGCACTACACGGCGCGCTATGCGCCGCGCGGGGATATAGGTAAATGGTCCAATGACGACATCGCCCGGAACGTGCGCTGGCGGGGCAATCCTGATGAATTGGTGGCCGGGCTGGTAAAAGCCGGATGGCTTGACGAAGATCCTGAATACCGGTTGATCATCCACGACTGGCACGTTCATTCAGATCAAGCCTGCGATCGTTACCTGGCCCGGCATGGTCTTGACTATGCCAAAGGTACCCCGGCTAGACGTGGCGGGAAAAATGGCGACAATGACGGTACATTACCTGATAATAACGGGAAAAGTCCGCAAAAGTCCGCAAATGGCGGTACAAATCCGGATAAAACTAGTCATGACGGTACATGTCTAGACATGTCTAGTCATGACGGTACATGTCTAGTCAAGGCCGTACATGTACCGGATACTCATACTCATAATCATAGTCATACTCATAGTCAGAGTGAAGAGGGGGATCGTGCCACGGAGGGGGATGAAGCTTTCCGGATACTCAAGGCGAGGCCGGAACTGTCGAGACTGACCTGGGAGCAGGACTTAATGGCCCGGAAGGATTGGGGGGCCTTTCCGGAGACCATCGATTGGGAACTGGTGGCAGGGAAGGTTGCGGATCTGGCGGTTTTGGCTGGGCCGATTGAACAGCCGGGATCGTGGTTGAGGAAGCAGTATGACAAGGTGATTCGGCAGGTTTATGTAAAAAATCAAAAAAACGGCGCGGCGCCAAACAGTCCGAAGGCATATAAAGGAATAGAGGGGAATGGTAATGGAAAATTGTGATACTTTATTAGAACGGTTTTTAAAGTCTGGATTTGCGATCTGTAGCGTTTTAAATGAAAGAAAAAGGCAGGATAAGAAGTGGGGAGTACAGGATCATACACTGGAATGGTGGCTGGCGATATTGATGGAGGAAGTGGGGGAGATGGCGGAAGCGATACTGGAAACGCATTTTAAGAATACGCGGTGGGCGAAACCGGAAAAAGGAGGGCATAAGAATATCAGGTTTGAAGCGGTCCAGGTGGCGGCGGTAGCGCTGGCAATGATCGAGTGTATAGATCGGGATAAAAAAGGGGAGATCAGAAAATGAATCGTTCAATTCAGGTTCGTCTGCCAAAAGTGGAACATCAGAAAATGGGATTGGCCCGCGCTCTTGCGGATGTGATTTCCGCATCTGTTCAACTTGCCGAATGTAAGCGTCGGCTTTGCGAAGTAGCGAGTGGCCTGGACTTTGAGTGTGGTAGCCGTAGTATTCGGCCACCACTGAAGCGAGGGCAAGGATTCTCGCTTCGAGTGAGTCGAGACGGTCAAGTATCTGTTTTAGGTCTTGATCTTTCATATCCTCTTTCCTCCAACGCCAAAAGTGAGGTTTCGTAATGAGCGCAGCGAATGAAGATAACCTCGACTTTCTTGTTCGGCTTTCTGATCGCTGGGCCAAGAAGCGCGAGGAAGAAGCGGCGACGATGTGCGCCAAGCGTGAACCGACCGAGGAAGAGATTGACCGCGCAATGGTCATCGGCAAGTGGTTCTTCGGGTGGACGGACAAGACCGGGCCGTGCCCGATTGGGTGCATGGATGAACACTGGCACAAGAAACTGTGCGCCTTGTTCGAGTGGATAGCCGTGCTGGAGGCGGAATTGAGTAAGCCGAACAACCGTCTTGACGGTTGAGGAAGGAGCGAAGCAGATGACGAATACCGTCGAAGACATGGTTCGCGTTTCCACCGGCGAGTTGGTGACGCTGATCGCCATTGCGGCCGTGAGAGACGAGAACTGGCCTGAACGGGCAAACGGTGTGCGGCCGCATCTCTCCGATAACGCGCTTGAGCGTATTCGAGAAGTGGGGCAAAGACTTATTGATTACGCGAACATATCGCTATGCGTCACGACGCATAGCAAGGAGGACAAGCCATGAAAGCTGAAACAGCAGTCAAAGGGATAAGTCGGATTGTGGTCATGCTGCATCCCGGACAACTCACAAACGGGAACGTGCTACCGATAACGCAAACCGATTTTAACGCCAGCGACGAACAACTGAACGCGTGGAAGCGGAGTTTCACAGAAAGTGGGGGCGCGTGCATTTACGATGGTCCTCCTGTGAACACGACAGATCAGGCGCGTGGAAGCCGCGTCAAGGAGGACGCATGACATTGAAGACAACGCAAGCGCGGGTTTCGGGTATGCTCGACCCGATTGTTCGGCTCGGTCGCGGTTTGGAATATCCGCTCATCATTCAGCGTGGCAAAGGTCGCAACGCTGAGTTCATCGCAGGCGTACACTTTGCAGACAAACCAACGCGGCGAGAACTGCGGCAATGGCGAGACGCTATTCAACGAGGCATAGAGCCGAACGCTATCGCTCACTTCGGAAAAGTGAGCGATAGCGTGAAGCCTCTTGTTGGGCATTTCGATTACGTGCGCCGCTGCAAGAGCGCACGCGGCGAGGAAACGCACAAGACAACTCACGCCGCACGCGGCAGCAGCACGCTCTGCGGCAAGCCTCTGGGCGGCATGTGGTACGTCCTGTCGGCGTGGGGTCGAACGCCCGATGAGGTTGACTGCCGGAAATGCCGTCGCGCATTGATGGCGAACAAGGTAATATCAAAATAGGTATGTCACCGAGTTATTACAAGCGGCGTAAAGAGCGGTTGTTACGCGCAAGCCGGGCGGGGATTGAAAGGATGATGGAAAAGTTTGTAAAACGAGAAAGCGATAATATGGGTAAAAAATTAAAGAAGGGTAAGAAGATGAAGAAGGGCGGGAAGGATAAAAAAGGCAAGCGGAAATGAGCGAGTCAATTAAAATGCCGTGGAGTAATGAGGCGGAGCGCGGGGTTATCGGAGCCATGCTGTTGGACGCGTATAAGGTTGTGCCGTACGCGACAAGCACGATGAAGGTATTGCCGGAAGCTTTCTATTCGGCCAAGAACCGGATTATCTATGCAACGATTCTTAAGATGTGCGAGGAAGGCAGTCCGGTGGACGTGCTGACGGTATCGGAAAAATTAAAGGCCAAAGGGAACCTGCAAGAGATAGGGGGGCTGACGGAGCTGAACAATATTATGGGCGAGGTACCGTCAGTCGGGAACGCTGAATATTACATGGACCTTGTGCGCCAGGAGTATATTAAGCGCAGTATAATTGAGAAGAGCCGGCTTACTGAAAACGAGGCGGGAACGGCCGAACGCGGCGACGATATTTTGACGCGCATACCGCAAAGGTTTCTGGATATAATTGAAGGCGTGGTTGAGAAAAGATCGCTATCGAAAACGGCGAATGAACTGATCGCGGATTGGGAAGCGGTGAAGTCGGGAAAGAAGAAGGTTACGGGTTTAATGACGCCGTGGAACAGGATGAATGAAATATTGGGTGGTATGGATATTGGACTGTACGTGATAGCCGGCAGGCCAAGCCAGGGCAAGACAACGGTCGAGGATATAATCAGCGTTTACAACGCTTCGATAGGGAACGCGGTGGCAAGGGTTACACTGGACTTGAACGAGCGCCGGCTGTTGGCTCGGGCGATTTGCAGGAAGTCGGGTGTAAGCCTGCCTAAATTGAAGAACGGACATTTCAGCGATGTACAGGCGGAAACGGTACGGGAAGTTGCGGAAGTGATTGCGGGCTATCCGATGTTCATAAACGATTACGATCGGGATATTGCCGGGATCTGCACCTGGGCGCGGAGCATGAAAATCCAGAATGCTATAAAGTTACTGACCGTGGACTACGTACAGCAGGTCCGGATAACCGGGAAAGATATCCGCATGTGGAACGAGAATCAGGAGATAACGTACGTGAGTCAGACTTTCAAGGGGCTGGCGAACGAGTTGAAAATACCGATCATCCTGTTATCGCAGTTGAACCGGGATTCGGACCGGGGCGAACGGATCCCGGCCTTAACGGACCTGCGCGGAAGCGGGAGCATCGAGCAGGACGCGGCGGTCGTGATAATGAGTTATAAGGACAAGAGTTACCCGGACATAAACTACAGGACGCCGCAATGGCTGGACGTGCAGAAGAACCAGGACGGGGATACGGGCGGAATAGAATACTGGTTCATGCGGGAATACTTCGATTTCCAGGAGGACGAGTTGGGCGCATTTGTGATGAACGGCGAGAAGGTTGAGAAGAAGAAAAAAAAGGGCAAGCGCGCGTTCCAACTGGCTGAACCTGCGGAAAGCCCGATACAGGATCTTGAAATATGAGCGGAGAACTGTTTGATCTATGGATGGTGGAGGCGCATGACCGGGGCGGACTACGGACCAGGAAAGCGCTGGACGTGGTTGAGTATAACCGGATGAAGTTTGGGAAGGGCGAGGCGACGCCAGGCTGGTATCCGATAGGAGTGTTCATCGGACCGAACGGGATGAACGAGGCGTTTGAACTGGTACGGGAAATGAAACATAAGCGCAGGGAATTAAGAGCGGCGGGGCAAGAGGCGGTTGGAAAATCGGATGAATCTGACGGATCGGACGGATAAAATGATATTTGAAGGGATTAAGGTATTATGAACACGGAATTGCATCAGCAAAGGCATATTGAACTGCATAAGATGTTTGAAGAACTGCTGGTAGATTTTATCGGGGTAACGGGTAAGTATCCGTCACGCACTCCGATCATGGAATTACTCGAGTGGTCGGACAGGCAGGCAAAAGCGTTGGATCACGGAATAGAGAACCCGGAAAATAAGGGAGGAAAACAAGATGAGCCTATTCGAGAAGGAACCGAGTCTGCGCCAGTATGCGGAACAGATCCGGGAAGCAAGTCTGATGGAAATGCCGGTTAAGGAAATGAGCCGGGAAGAACTGCTGGCGATAATCGGGTTTCAGATAAATTCGATTGCCAGGATAATCAACGAACTGGACTGCCTGAAAAAGCTGGCAACCGGACACATGATTAGGTTAAGCCTTAACTGAAGAGATTATACGATGAACGCGAAAAAAATGAAAAAGCAGATCCTTAATCTAAAGTCGTCACTAGATTATTGGAAGGGGAAGTACCGGGAGAAGGGGGCGCAAGACGGATTGAGTATAATGACGCGGGATGGCCGGATCTACACGGGCAAGGGCCGGTATGGTGTTTATCGAATGGAGAAAAGGATAGTGTTTGTGGCCGAAGATGTAAAACCGGATGTGGAAAGAAAAGAGCGCGGCGACCTGATAATCCTGAAATTTGACAATCTCAAGCGCTGGAAGGTACGGAGTCCGGGAGAAGTGGAAGAGGATAAGAATAATCTCATATTGGACCTGGCGGAACTCAGGAGCAAGAATGCGGAAAATAGAATTCCATCATAGGCTGCCGCCGCCGGGATTTGATGATATTCAGGCGGAAATGACGGTATCCGGGATAGCGCAGGAAGAAGCGCTGGTGAAGCTTCTTAAGATGCGCGACGCGGAGATCCGGGCGGAGCACGAGGATCCGCTAAGATACGGATATGAGCCTGATATCTGGAAAGTGGGCGACGCATTACTGGACTGGCCGTGGTGTTATGACCAGCGGTTTCTTAAGCGGTTGAAGGACAGGCTGAATATCGGATGGCGTGAATTTTGCGGGGAAATGCGGAAACTCCTGGGTTATCTGAATCCGGCCAGCATGTTATTGATCCTGGGCGGGAACAGATCGGGTAAGAGCGAATACAGCGCGAAACGCGGGATAATGGTGATGGTGGAATTACCATATTCCAGGATCCGGCCCATGCACATGAGCGAATCGCGCAGTCGGCAGGACCAGCAACCGCTGTACTGGAAATACATGCCGCCGGAATGGCGGGTGCAATCGGCCACGGAAGTTGAATATATCAAATGGAAGCAGAAGGTAGGTTTTGCGGATAATAGTTTTGTGACGCCGAACGGCGCGGACTGCGCTTTCCTGAATTACAATCAGGACAGGGACACGGCGTTGCAGGGCCAGGATTCAAACTACATGGCGCCGGACGAACTGGTGCCGGCGGATTGGGTAGATTACATTGCCATGCGGCTGGTGACGCGATCGGGGAAGGGCGTATTCTGTTTCACACCGGTGAACGGCTACACGCCAACTGTGAAAGCGTTTTGCGACAGCGCCAAGATTGCACGGACAATAACAGCTTATTTATTACCGCGCGACAGGAAGAGCATAAACGAGCCGGCGGCGCTTAACCTGACGGACCAGGAATACGAGGGAGTATGGAAAGCGCATCATGACCGGCGCTTGGCGCTGGCGCCGCAGTCGAGGCCGGAAGACGTTATAAGCTGGCTGGAGCATCCGGAACAGGTGAAGAATCCGCGTTATGAACAGGCGCCCAGGGTATTGAAATGCGTTGATCCGAAGAAGGCGGTGATCTATTTCAACCCGGCGGACAACCAGTACGGAAACCCGAAAGGCGTTGTCGAGAACATGCGGAAGAAGGACCGCGTATTCATAAGGCAGTTGTTTTACGGGGAAGCGGAGCGGACAGTATCCGTGATGATCCCAAAATTCAGGCGCAAGATACACCTGATAAAAGCGCGCGATATACCGAAAGACGGGACAAATTATTTCTTTATGGATCCGGCCGGAGACCGCAACCCGTTTATGAGCTGGTTCAGGATTTGCGGAGCGAATATTTATCTGTACCGTGAATGGCCGGGCAATTATTATGTACCGGGAGTGGGGATACCGGGACCCTGGGCGATACCGTCCGGCAAGAATGACGGGATAAATGACGGCGCGCGCGGGGAAGGCCAGGAATCATGGGGCTGGGGAAATTTAAGGCTTAAGTATGAGATAGCGCGGCTGGAAGGCTGGCTGGACTATGTTAAATGGCAGGAAGAAAATGGGGACCAGGAAACAATGCCGGGCGAGGATGAACTGGCTGAATGGGACGAACGGAACGGGGTGGCGGAAGTTGGGAAATACAAGGAGATTATCGAGGAACGGTTTATTGACAGCCGGGCCGCGAGCGCGCCGAGAGTTGAGAATGACCGGCCGGTTACGTTGCAGACTGAATTCGACGATATCAACCTGTATTTTAATTTGACGCCAGGCGCAGATATTACGGATGGCGTGAGCAAGATCAATACCGCAATGGATTACGAACTGGATGAAGCCGGGAACTTCATTAATCCGCCGCATTTCTTTATTTGCGACGAATGCGAGAACACGATATTTGCGATTGAGAACTGGATGAACAAGGACGGACAGAAAGGCGCGACAAAGGATCCGATCGACAATATCAGGTATTGCGTGACTGCCGGCCTTGAGGATACAGGCCGGCATCCTTACACGGTCCGCGGCGGATTCAGTTACGCGCCGCAAAGAACGGGTAGGAGCGTGGATCGCGCGAGAAAGGGGCCGCGCAGGTTACCGCCGGCCAGGGTGAAGTTTGGATGATCTTAAGTACGCCTGCCCGAGCGTCGGCCAGGGAAACACGCGAAATAAACGAAACAGAAACGCCTGCCGTTGCGGGTTCGATTTGAAAGACTGAACGATGAAAACTATGTTAGGAATCGTAGCCGCGCTTCTCGCGGTAGGTTCGATGCTCTTGTTCGCTGATGAGGTCGCCAAGATCAGCGATGATGTTATCCGCGATCTCCTGCGGCGCGGAGAAGTATGTCGCGTAATTGGGGGGCACGTCTGGGACAACGTGCCGCACGTTACTCTTGAGTATCGTCCGGACGGGGACTACCCGGAACATCGGAAATGCCGCTTGTGCGGCAAGGTCGAGACGAAGGAGCCAAGGACATGGAAGTGAGTCTTGTTCGCAATCTTATTCTCCGGCGCAGCGTGTTTAATCCGCGCAACTCGACGTGCGGATCAGCTCGCGTGAAAGACCTGTCCGTGCATTGGTGGTTCACCGACAACAGCGATCCGGCCAGCATCTACATTCACGCTTGCCGCTGGAAAGATCGGACGTATCACCGTGTTTGGCCGCGACTAATATCGGGCTACACCTGTAAGCGCATCGCAATGAGGAACTACATACACGGGGCCAGGCTGTTTTGGCTTTACGATGCGAACGTCCCGGGTGAGCCACCGCCGGAAGGCGGTAGGCTCAACCCGGTTGTTGGAACGAAAACAAGAAGGAGGGTTGATATGAAAGGATCATTTTGGCGTCGGATGTTGTGCAAACTCGGCCTACATG